GTTTCCAATATTGAAAACTCTTGCTTATGTTGTTTTTTTCCAGTGTGTATCATTATTGTTTTCTCCTAAAATGCCCAAACTATTGAAATACCTAAAACGTGACAATCATCAATCCCACTATTGACGATTCCTACGCCAAATACGTCACCTGCCGCAATCTGAGAATCCAAAAGAATATCTTGTCCAATTTCAGACCTAGACATTATACCCGATGAAAAATTCTCTCCAGCATCAGCTTCAGTAAGCTCGACATTACTCTGAGTATGTGTTTGGTTCGCTTGTCCGTCAGCCGCCGCACTCCAGCTACATTTTAGATTAAGACCACTCGAGGTATCTGCAATCTTAAACCACCAAACATATATTGCAGACACGCTTGAAAAGCCATTAGGGGCTACTCCGTGACAAAGAGCACCCTCATCTTCGTCAATAGTCGGGGCTGGTCTATAGTAATTGTAGCCTGTTGTTGTCACACCATCTTTTGCAGCAGGATAAAACATTTCCATTGAAAATCCAGAAAGACCCCCTCCTACAGCTAAATCACCCGCCGTTGTAACCTTTTGTGCATTATCAATAGTTACCGCAGTATCTAAGGTTCCATCCACACCAGCAGTTTTTAATAGAATCTCACCGCCCAGAGTACCAGCACCAACTCCAGTGTCATCTATGTTGAATGCAATCTCTGAAGAGAGCGTATCGCTATCTGTAGCATCAGAACCATAAGCTTGTATCTTACCCAATTCTTCATTATCTGCAACAGTAGTAGTATGAGTACCAATAGTAGCGTGAGCACCCTTTACAAATTTCAAACTTGGTGAAAGAGCGTCTGTTGTACTCCATAAGCCAATAGCAAGAGAAGCATCTGTTTCAGTAGTTCCTAATATCTGAGCCTCTGCCGTTACCTCTCCCATCGCAACCTGTGCAGTATTACCAACAATAAGACCAGTGCCATTTGCCGTATACACATCATTATTGAATAATGTACCAGAATCGGCAGTTAATCGCATTACCTCTGACTGGGAAGCATTTCCATCGGTAGTATAGAATATCATGTCAGCACCGTTCTCACTAGCCGACCAAGTAGCATCTGCAAGTGCCTCAATCCGTGCACCAGTAGTTATAGTACTGCTAGTATCTTCCGCACCGCCAAACTCAATAACACCAAGTCTGTGACCCGATGCCATAACTGCGCCATCATCACTCTGGAGTCTTAATACTCCACCTTGAGTTGCGCTACTTGTTGTTGGATCATCAATACAAACTGTTGTAGTTGATAATTGCATAGCAAATGTTGTACCATTATCCCCATCTTTGACAGGAACCAGTGTAGTAGTATTACCACCACCATCAGTATCAACATGTAATAATTGTTCGTAACTCGCAGCAATTGTTTGTGAACCTAAAGCCGCCATAATCTAAAACCTCCTTGAGTCCCTTGTATTTAAATGCAACTTACCGCCCGAACTCATTTGACATGGTTGCATGTTATGTTGCCTGGCCCCATTCTTGTCCCTGCGCATCCCACGTATCTACGTGATCTTGCCAAAACCTTTTGATCGCAGAGGATACTTCTTCCATCATAGAAGAAAGAGCCAGATCTAATCCAAATCTAGGCATTACGGTGCAAAATAGATTATTACCTTGTCACCACCAGTTTGCAGAGTGCACGTACTCCATCTACCATATATCGTAACACCCTTTGGAAAAGTGTCAGCACTAGCAACAGTATCACCACCTGTTCCAGGTGCTGCTGCTGTCGTTCCATAATGATAATCGGTAGATACAGGAGTAAGTTCAGCAAACTCCATATCTGTTAGCATTGTCATAGCTACAATCTTTGTACCACTCGGTGGAGTGTACTGACCTGTAGTATCTACAAATGCTGCTCCAGACTGACCCAGAACTATATTCTGGGACTCTGTTACTGTGTATTTTCTGATGCCATCAGCCATTTTTAACTAGCCTCCGTATATTTTGTTTGTTCAGTCATAGTAGTAGAAGTAACAGTTTCTTCTGTCATAGTAGGACTTGTTACTGTTTGCTCAGTCATAGTAGACCCAGAAATCACAACCTCTGTCATTGTTCATCCCTTGTTCTTGTGGGATATACAGTAGGTTCAAATCCCTGTGGCCTAATAACCGTTCTTTCTACCCTTCCAGTATTCGCATATTTTTTGCCTTCATTTACGCCATTCTCAAACTGCCGTTCCCAATATTGAGCAGCGGCTAGTTTTTCTGGACTCAGTTCATATCCTCTTTGAATCGCTTTTGCGACAATCGTATGTCTAAATTCTTCTGGGAGATCTGGTTCCTGGGTATAGCCAGTAGTTGTATTTGCTACACCTGAAGTGGCACTTATAAAAAGATTGGGTCTTTTTACCGCAAATATAGTAACTGTTTTAACTTCGCTGGGAGATGCGTAGGTATTTGAGGTATCCTCAACCTGTCTTTTGACAATAGCTATAGCATCTCTCTCAACGTAATATGCGAATGTTCTATTTGTTGTTGGCATTACTTTTTGCCTTTTCCTTAATTTTTCTTGCCTTCTCTACCAAACGCTGTATTTTCTTTGGTAGCTCTTTCTTTTTTGGAGCCTTCTTCCATGTCACTTCTTTTTCTTCTTCTTCTTTCTCTTTTTCTTCTTTGGGGGCCTTCCCCTCTTGCTTCCGTATGTACCTTTTCCATATGGCATAGTTATTTCTCCTAAGTTAGATCTCTAATCTCTGGTCGAGTCCCAAGCCTGGGGATATCGTACCCATCATAATCCACGGAAATGATCTCCAATACATCATCTGATAGGCCATACCATCTCTGATCTGCTACAGTAGAGAATGTAAAAGCCCCAGTAAGCATTCGAGTTCTTCTTGAAAATTCATCCAGTCCAGCATTCAACCATAACCTAACCTGTGTTTCAGTTACGTTAGGATGGTGCTGCCGTACCATGTCAATCATTTGTTGCTGTGTCATTTCTGCTCTTTTATTCTCGTACCCTCTCGCACATAATCAGCTTCTAGTTGCTGAGAGAGTCCCGTTGTACTGGTAGCCAGCTCTATATCTTCCGCTGCATGATCTTCTGCTGCCAGCTTGTTTAAAAATTTTGATGCGGCTCCCAGGGTTATTGCATATTCAGCACTATCTGGAAAGCTGCTAACTCCCGTATCGGAATGAACCACGGTAGGATAACTAAACTTCAGTATCTCACCCTTTAAAGACCCTGTCGGAGTAGGCAATACATAAAGATCGCTACCCTTGAAATAGAATATTGGATCTCTATTCTGTGTAGAGTCTGCAAAATAGATACTACCAGAGTCACCAGCATTGGTCGCCATACCATACGGAACCTCATTTGCGTAATGCCCATTTCTTGAAACAGCCAATATTCGCATGTTGGCTACAGAATATGGATTAGAAGTAAACTCAACAAGAGTTGCATTACGTATCAGAGCATCTCTTGGGAGAAAATCTGACACTTCTCTTGAAGTAGCAGTAAGCATGTCATTCAGACCATCAGTGTCTGAGACTGTTCTGCCTATCATATCCTCCACCTGTAGTTTAAATGTTTGCATCTTTTTTTAACAGATTTGGGGCAAATCCTTTATACGATTTGCCCCTAGTTCTGCTAGACTTCATTGTTAAGCCGCATCAACAGTAGCTTTTGTTGATCCGCTACAGTACCAGTTTGTACCATCACAAGAAATATCAATCGTATCATTAATTGCGCCAGCATTTAATGTAAGAGATGATACAGTCTCATGAATGTCTCTACCAGTATTGGATGCGTGATCAGTGCCATAACTACCGTGATAATAGATTAGGCTTGCACCACCAGATATCACATGCTCACTAGCATCTCCAGATATAACTTTAAAGCTATGTCCTTTGAATAAGTTTGACATGGTGGGTAGTGTGATAGTAACTGCGCTTCCTCCAGATAAGACGAATGTTTTACCATGATCGGATGATCCATAGGTAAAACTTGAAGTCTTACTTTCGACAGCCGCAATCGTACCTCCTATGTAAGGTCTTGCCATGATAAACCCCCTTAATCAGTTATACTGAATAATTTATGAGATTCCAACAGGGTAATACCCACACCTTCGTCAGACATGTACTGATCTTTCACACCGTCAAACGCATCATCAGTTTTGATGTTGGTCTGATATACAGGTGGACGATATACAGCATGGAACAGATTTTCCTCTGAAACCACGACCATATACTTATTGTAAGGCCCACGAAGTACAGGTGTTGGAACCAGCATAAGGACACCGTGAGGTGTCTCAAGCTGACGATAATTAAAGCCCATTGTGTTCCGTTCCGTTGGCCCCATATGGATATTCCATCCAGAACTGCCAGCGAGACCAGAAGCACCCTCTATTTTTGACCAGTAACTCATTGCGCCACGACCAGCAAAAGCGATCTTAGAGCCAGACTCTGGGACATACTGGAAAACTTTTTCCATATCGTCCACAAAGTTGCTATAGCTATATGTCGCTTCACTAATTGTGAAGTTGTTCTGATCGTCACCGCTAGTGTCGCCGTACCTTCTGATAGCTTCAACTACGCCTGTGGTAGTACGTACAGTATTACCACTAGCATCAGTTGTGCTTCCATCTGCGAAAGTCTCGGAGCCTGCACCACCAATATTTAGGTTTGTGCCTGCCCTGGAGCCACCAAACAAGAACGCACGTTCTTTCTGGATCTTATGCTCTTGAGACTTCATTAGACGTAAACGAGCTAGTTCCGAAGATTCGCCACGAAGAGCGGCAGCTTCTAGAGTACCAGTGATTTGTAGCGAGGTTTTGAAGATCTGAGTGGAGTTATAAACTACATTCAGTTCATCAGACCAAGCTTCTGGAGCGGTTGTACCCTCCCCATGTGCGTTACCGACAACGACAAATACATCGTTATTGGCGACATCTACAGCCCCAGTATTATTAAGGTTTTTAAACTTAATAGTATCAGAGTCTGTTATAGTTGTAATAACAACTAATCCCCGAAGGGTTGTTTTCGTTGAGTCCCATACCTGACAGACAAGTCCTAGATAAGAGTCATCTGCTGAGGAAGCTAACCCAACGATTCCATCAATGTCACAAGGATCACTTTCCGAGTCGCCAGCAGCCAATGAGGCTAAGTCTTCATTAGCCGAAAATTCCTGCTTTTGCCAAGGGTTGCGATGCTCGAACATTTTAAATAGTGGATCTGTTGGAGTTCTTTGTTCACGATTGGCCACTACCGTAGTAAAAGGTGCTACATCCGTCCAAAGTTCTTTTACAACCTGTGGACTGATATAGAAATCCCGCCGATCTGTGAATAATACTCCTGAGCCACTAAGGTTCTTTGCTACTGCAGCCATTATTATTTCCTTATTGTGCTATGAGAAAGTAGCGAAGCATTGAACATGTCTTCATCTGAAACAGGCGGCGTTTGCACTCCAGGTTGAGCTACTGCTGTAGTCGGAACCTTGACTGCCTGTGCCTGTTGTGTGAAGTCTTGTGCTCTTTGTTGACTTGCTACCCTCTCAGGTGAAGGAGCGTTCTGTATTTCAAATAGCTTAGCGAGAACATCAAGAGTTACGTTTGAAGGATCTTGCGCCCATCTGATAAACTCAGTAGTTTTGCCGTCATTCCAGCCATACGCATTCTTTGCTTGTACGTAAGCCTGTCCGATCATAGCATCGTTTTGCTGCTCGGCCATTTTCCTATCTTGGACAATCTGCCTTGCATGCTCCAGGCGTTTTAAATACTCATAACGCTGGTCTTGATACTTCTCTTTTGACATTCTGAAATTGAAAGAATCGCTCTCAGGATCATTATACGCATCGACCTCATTATAGGATACGGGTTTTTCTGGTGGCAGGGGCTCCTTCAACAGATCATCCTGTGGCCTAGGTTGTGTTCTGTTGGAGACTGGTGCATTATTTTGCATAGCGTCTACTGCTCTCTTATAAAGATTCAGTTCCTTAGCCATGGCTTGTGCATCATTCTTGGCTTTGTCTGCCTGTGATTGCCAGTATGCCATCCTATTAGGGTCGTCTTTTGCAGATTCCTCTTGCTGTCCAGCAACCTCACTGCCCTGCTCGGTTTGGACTTCTTCTGCTATTTCTAGCGGTGCCTGGGTAATTGAAGGCTCGGGCTGTACGGTATCTGCACTAGGATTATCATACTGAAATGATCCATCCAATACTTCCTGAGCTTCAGCATTACTTGTTTCTTGTTCCATTATTCCTCCAATGGTATTATTCCGTTGTTTGTATCTTCAGCAACAACATTCTTAACCTTTTTCAGCTCATCATCCATTCTGGACGAGTGTAGCTTAGTTGCCAACTCGGCCCTGGTTGACGATGCGTGAAGGTCTGTCTTGAACTTCTCCACTTCGACACGTTGCCTAGCATGAACCAATTCACGATTGGCTGTTTGCAAGTCGCCCTGCAAATCTTTAATCTGACGTTGCTGTCCCTGAACCTGGCGTTGTAGTTGAGCTAGTTTAGAGTTTCTATTAACTACATCTTCCACATTCGCAACATCAGTTTGTTTTAGAACTTCAAATTGGTCAATAATGCCATTTTTGTAAAGTTCCATGTAATATTCAAATCTTGCATATCTATTAGATGGCAAAGTTGAGCCAGATACTACAACCACATCATACTTACCAACTGTTATGTCATTTAGTTTCCCAAGAAACTCCCCATTTACTTCATCGTAAATAGGTTCATTGATAGTTATTTCTTTTGGTGCGTGATTCGGTTGTAGCAATCTCAGCACTTTCATAGTCGTATAGGTAGCCTGTAAATACTGGATTACTATCTTTGCCGTTTGATTGATTGCTTCTTCTATGTCATCTCGTTTCGATTTTATTCTTCTTTGACCATATTCGTCAATTGCAAGTGTTCCCTTATATGTTTGCGGCATATTGGAGGGATCTCCTTGCATTAAGGCATAAATACCTAAAATTCTTTCTATGTCAGCTTTTGCGTCTGACTCATTCTTGTATAGTTCATTTGGAAGTGGTACTGGGCCAGCTACAATCGGTTGCCCCAGCTCTGGATCAAACTCTATAACAGCCGTACCCGCTCTTCCCCATTCCTCTTCCAGTTGCCTTTTGTTCATTGATCCCCTGGGAATAAGCAATTTTACATTGGTTGAGGAAGATGCATGAGCAACAATAAGTGATCTGATCTTATTTATGTACTCTTGAAGTCCTTTAACCATTGTAACATCGCTAATTGGGTAAGGATTACGATTGTGGTTATTC